GTCTAACTAATTCTGATTCGTATATTTGCCAGTCATCAGGTCGGCTTAATAAGTAAAGCAAGATTCCTTTAGCTTTCCAGCTTAGGTTATCGTCATGAATAAAATTTTTGTGTACAGTTACGAAGTTCCCAGTTTCTTTGTAAACTCTAAAAACCGCCATTATTTCACTCCTTTTTGGTATAATGCTTTTGAGGTGATAAAAAACGTTTATAATTTTGAGATTTACACTAACAAAGGTGTTTATGTTACTAAATAAAAAGAGAAACAATTGAAAGAACAACCGCTATTAAACTTAGGATCAGCATCGATAGATAAATGATATGATCACGTTTTTTCATACTTTCCCCCTCCTTTAAGTATTCTATTGAGTCGTTCATCTACAGAAACCCAACTGTCATGTAATTTGTATTTCTCATTAAAACTATCCATTCCTATTTGGTGCTGCTCTTTATGATGTCTTGAACATAGCGCTAATACTTTGTTGTCTGTGTGATCTATCTTTCGTCTGTTACGTCCTCGACCTACTGCGTGATAATGTGCAAGTTCTGCTCGTGGCGTTCCACATATTACACAGTTACGATTGACTGTTGACCAATATAGAAATGCTTTATCATTTTTGAGTAAGTCACTTGTCTTATAATTAAGTGGTATATTGTTGTAAAACACCCAGTCGAGAATAACTTCTATAACTTGTTTTGCTTGTTCTCTAGTGCAGTCACTCAACGAAAGGCGTTTCTCGTAGCCGTAGAGGACTTCTACATAATCCATGAATAAATACCTCATATAGTCACGGGGCTGTCCTGTATATGCTTCTATGTCGTTACAAAGAGCAAATATCTTTCTGCGTTGTTTATCGGTAATCTTGAATGGATCAACAACTCTTACGTCAGCTTCTACTTCGTAACCGTTGTCTAAAAGTAATGATGTTTTATTATCTAGTTCTACTCCTTTGATGACTACAGTCGTTGTACCGTCATCTTCTGTAATGTAGTTTTTTATTACTACCATCTAATCAGTCCAATCAGAAAGGTAATTCTGAATTATCTATGTCTGTACCGTTAGCAAAAGGATTATTTTTAGTTGTGGTTTGTTCTTGTTGCTTTTGAGGTTGATTGTTTTGTTGGTTATTACCTTTGGTATCTAAGAACTGAACGCTATCGGCTACAACTTCTGTTACAAATACTCGACGCCCTTCGTTGTTGTCATAACTTCGTGATTGAATACGCCCATCTACTCCAACTAAACTACCTTTTGAAAGATAGTTATTAACGTTTTCTGCTTGTTGTCTAAATACAACTACATTAATAAAATCTGCTTCTCTTTCGCCATTTTTGTTTTTGAATGTTCTATTTACTGCTAATGAAAATGTGGTTACACTTACGCCGCTAGCTGTTTGTCTGAACTCTGGATCTTTTGTTAATCTACCTACTAATACAACTCTATTTAACATTTGAATTCTCCTTATCTAATTGTTTTAGTCCTGCATCTAGTTTTTGGTGTGCATTTGCTATATCTTTTTTATTAACTTTGTTAATGTTTTGAATACCTAACCAACGCATCGTTTTGTCTAGCGTTGCATCTCTACCTTTTTCTTGAGATAAAGTTACAAACTGGTTGATACGTTCTTCTAATTCTGTAATGTCATTGTCGTTAGCACTTGGCACTTCTTCGCCGTTATATATATAAAGACCTAGACCATGTAATGCTGCAGCTTTAACGAAACAACGTTTTTGAGCTTTATTAATATCGAATGTTGTCGCGCTACCCTTTGCTAAAGATTTGTTTCTAAAATCCAATACTGGAAGCCACTCTGTTTCAGTTTGTCCTTTTACAGTCACTGACACTTGTACGAAATAACCCTCTGGAGTAGCTAAATAAGGTACAAAATAGTTGTCTAGTGGTACGTCAGGGTGTACAAATTCGTGTGTTTTAATACTGTAGTTACTGTCTATCTTCTTTAATTCTTGGTGAGCGTATGACCATGCTAGGTAGGTTAAACCGTTTTTCTTTTCTACATGATCGTTTACGTCTTTTTGATTTAATTGATTAAATAATGTTTCTTCAGTCATACTTAACCTCCTCATATTCAGTTGTTTCTGTTACTGTCTTTTTAATTGCTGTATGCTTTGTCATGTCGATAACAGACTTATCTAATCCGTCGAAACCTTTAGCATCTCCTATACTTGTTGAATACTTGATAGTAGGAAAGTTTGTGCTAGGTTTATTTGTAATAAATAAGTCGAAGGGAGCGTCTTTTAATTTAATTAAATACGTGACTGTTTCTTTCAACCCCAATCACTCCTTTATGCAGCATGTCGATTGTTCTTTCCATAACTTTGATTGTTTCGTTTTGTGTTTTGCATGATTCTATAGCTTTTCTGAAATCTTTTCTAAGTTCAAAATATCTATCGCACATATCTTCGTAACGTTTGTTTAAAAAATCGTAGTCGCTTCGCAAGAAATCTAAATCTATTTGGCTTTTGATTAGTTGAGAGTATTCTTCTCTAGTCAACTTGACTGTAATTACTTCTTGCATTTTCTCTCCTCCACTTGTATATTTAAGTTGTATATTTTCTTTAGTGTTTGACTGTTACTTGTTGGCGCAAGTTTCAGTCTTTTTTGTTATCTCAAGCCACTTCTCCCAGAAGAATGTGCTAAAGATAAGGGTTAAAATTGAAATTCCTAATACTGTTGTGAAACCACCTCCTAAAAGTAATGTGATGATCATCGAAATGAACATCGTCATATAGCTAAGTAAGTACTTCATTTATCATCCTCTTCTTTCATTTCTAAAAGTTTTTCGATATATCCTCTTTCTAATGCGAAATCAAATAACATTTGTTGAATGTGTTCAGGCATTACAATCACTCCTTGATTTGTTCTAACTGCTGTCCTTGTTCATTCGTTTGTTTTCGGTTTACAATAATTTGAACTCTAATCCACCAATTAAGACATATAAGTTTTTATTAATTTGTGGAAAGCGTTCAATCAAGTGGTCGTAATTATCTACTAACTCATTAGATTCAAATATTGGTCGTCTATTACCTTTCTTGTCATAGTAGTAATAGATGACTTTTTCTTCTTGCATTGCTATGCCTCCTAATTTACGAATTGAAAAAGTTAATTCTTTTTTAGACCCACTACCTCCCAGTCGTCTGCTATTAAATCTTTTGCCATTGGTTGCCACATTGGGTAGAAGTCTTTCTTTCTTGGTCTTACAACAATGTATCCATAACTATTTGTTGGTAAAAGCTCTAAGTTGTCTCCTGGTTTTCTAAATGTTTCAAATTCAGATGAGCGATAAATTGGTTTACCTCTTTCCATAGATAACTTTGTTGCCTCTTGTATATTCATAGCGACCTCCTTTAAGTTTTTTGTTCGATTGTGGGTTATGCTTCTACTAATCCTGGAATATTCCAACTTGCTTTATCTTCAAGTTCATGTGGTTTGAAATCTTTAAACGCAATCATAGTTAAAAATTGTTTAGTACGGTCATAATCAACTTTTTGAATTGCTGTGTATCTCGGGACGTTGAAATACTCTTTTAATCGTGTCCACATTGCACGAATGAATTGTCCTTTTTTCTTTTTGAATAATTCATTTTGGTACTTCATATCTACTGGAATACCATCTTTGTAATACTCTCTTGTAAATTGGTTTGCTTTTGATTGAACAATTGACTGCAGTTCCTTTTGCTGTTCATAAGTAATAGGTACTTCTTTTTTAATCTCTTCAACCATTTCTTCAACGTAAGATACTCTGTTTTCAACGCGATCTTCCATATCTAACATTCTTTCAATAATTTGTTCTAACTGTTGACCTTGTTCATTTGTTTGCTTTATATGATTTTGTAAAAAGATCAATTCATCTTTGCGTTTTGCCATTTTTAATTCCTCCTAATTTACGACGATTCTTCCGTTTAACATTGCTTCTAAATTGGTTGTAAATTCTTTCAGTAATGCTACATTTTCTTGTAGTCTTTCTTTCGATTTCGTATTCGCTTTGATGACTGTATCTAGTCTGTATGTCTCAACAGAATTTTCTTTGATGAAGTTTTGAATGCTAATTGCTATCTTGTGTGCGTTGATACTTGATTCACGTTCTAACCTTGTTAGTTCTTTCTCTTCGTATGCTTGATTGGGGTCGCTAAAGCTATTTCTATATCGCTGCAATTCATCTCTAAGTTGATTAGCATTGTTACTTTCATGTTCGAATTTTTGCTTGAATTGTTCGAGTTGTTGCTGAATTTCATCAGGTACAACCTCTTTAACGATTTCTCGCTCAATCACTTCTGGATCTCTATTCTCTGCATCTTCGAGTTTCTTACGTGCAATTGATTCTGAACGATGCGCTTGTTCTACTTGTGATTGGAGTTGAGCGTTTTGTTCGTCACGTTGTTTGAGTTGTTTTTTTAATTCACGCAACTCTTTCTCTGTCATTTCATTAGGCGTTTTAATTTCACCCTTCGCTGTTGTGTGTTCTTTGGTACGTTCTTCTTCGGGTAAAGTCGCTATTTCATAAAGAACATTTACTCCTAAATGGTTCGTCAACGAACCATTTGAAAACTCGTCGCTAACTTTAATGAATTTAGTAGCTTGACTTCTGTTCATATTTATAGTCTTCAACCATTTAATCCATTCACCATGTGCTAAGTCGTTTTCTTTAACGTGTTTTAATCTTCGACCAATCTCGAAAATAGATTGACCAGCGATGTTTTGATAACTTTTAATTTCAGTTTCAATAGTTGTTAGGTCGTTGCTAAGTTGTAGTTCGTTCAAGTTTGTACCTCCTTGTTATCACTTAAAGTGATAATGGTATTAAATTTTTTTGGCTTTTATATAATCAACTTCAGTGTTGAATAATTTAGCCAAAGCATATAACTGTAACCCTTTTAATTCTACATCGTCTTTTTCCCATCTAATCACTGATTGTTTAGTAACCCCCAACCTATCAGCAACATCTTGTTGCGTCATATTAGAGTTAGTACGCCAAACTTTCACTGGGAACTCTTTGAATTCTTCTGGCATTTTCTTGTCACCTCCTGTGTGCATAAACAACTATACTATCACTTTAAGTAATATGTCAACACTTTAAGTAATATTTTTTTATTAAAAGTGATATTTCTTGTTGTAAAGTAATATTACTTATGGTAAATTAGTATTACATTAAGTAATACTAAAGGAGAAAAAACATGGAATACAAAAGTGCTAGAAAAATTTTATCAGAGAATTTAGAACAGCTTATGAAAGAGAGAAATGTTACTCAAATGGAATTATCCGAAGCAATAGGTGTAAGTCAATCAACTATCTCTAATTGGCTAAAAGAAATTAAATATCCAAGAATTTCTAAAGTTCAAGAATTAGCAGATTACTTTAATGTACCTAAATCTTGTATTACAGAAGATAAAAGTATTAAACAAGATACTATTGCAGCACATTTAGATGATGATTTTACGGAAGAAGAACTTCAAAAAATAAGAGATTTTGCAGAATTAGTTCGTCAGGCACGTAAAAAGGACTGATTATGTGGGGAGATATGAAGATTTATTAATTCAAAATAACCATTTACATATTTGTGACACTTTCGAATTACCGGGAATGTTTAAAGGTTTCTATGACAACGGAGTAATATTGATTGATAAAAATTTATCTGACGCAAAAAAGCTAGAGATTTTGTCAGAAGAACTAGCCCACCATGAAATCACTTACGGTAATATACTTAATGAGCAAGATATACAAAATAAAAAATACGAATTAAAAGCACGAAGATTGGCTAATGAAAAACTTATATCTCTAGAAGGTATAATCGAAGCATTTTTGCAAGACATTCATAATTTATATGAACTTGCTAATTTTTTTGAAGTTACAGAGAGTTTTGTCCTACAAAGTATTACACATTATAAACAAAAATATGGTTATTCCACTCGATATGGTAAATACGTTATTCAGTTTGAGCCATTACGAGTGTTTGAATATAAAGATATAGAATAAAGGAGAGACATATGAAAAAAGCGCTACTTTGGATATTGCTAATTTTCTCTTTGTTCACAGTTGTTGGTGGACTGTTAGTAATTATTGATCAAGGTCTCAGTTTCACTGATTTAATAATGTTATTAGTATTTCTATTAATATTTATAATGAGTCTATTTAAACTAATTAAATTAAATACAACTAAAAAGAATAAAGAGATAACAAATCAAAAAGAAGATATCCCTATTCAATTACACAAAGAGAATAAAAGATTAAACAAAGAATTAATTAAAAATAACGAAAATCTAAAAAAAGAGTTAGCTTCTCAACAAGATTATATACTTAAACTTGAAAAGGAAAACAAACAAGTCGCGACTCTAAAAGAAAATACTGAAAAGACGCAAAAAAGCATTCAAGAATTAAACGAAAAATTAAAAGTAAAAGAAAACCAAATAGATGAACTTAAATCAGAAAACAAAAAAGTAAAAGAAGATTATTTTTCTAACGTGAAAGTAGAACCTTCACGTTCATCAACTCATTTAGACTTATCTTATACTAAAGCTAGAAAATTAACGCCAACTTTTGTAGTTTTAGATTTCGAAACAACTGGACTGAATTATAAAGATAACGAAATCATCCAATATGGTATTGTTGAATTTAAAGATGGAAATGTTATTAATGAATTTACAAAGTTCTTCAAACCTGATCAACCGGTTGGTAAAACAGTTATGCGAAAAACTGGAATTACAAATGAATTTTTGGAAGATAAGCCTAGAATATCTAAAGAGTATATGGAAGAACTACTCTTATTACTTGGTGGTAAAACAATTGTTGCTCATAATGCGCCATTCGATATGAAATTTCTTTTAAAAAACCTTCATGATTTTAATATAGAACATGAGAAGTTTCGAGTTTTTGATACATTAACTGCTTCTAGAAGATTAATACACGAAACACCAAATCATAAACTAGAAACTTTAAAAGATTATTTCATTTTAGATGATGGAGAATCACATCAAGCTTTGAATGATGCGAAAGCTACTGGGCAATTAGCATTATTACTTATTGATAGAATGAAATAAATAATTTTTGGGTAGCTCGCCTACCCTTATTATTTTTTATCTTTTTAGGGAGTGATGAATTATGAACGTAGCTATTTACGTTCGTGTCAGGTCAGTACATTAGAACAAAAAGAACATGGCTATTCTATCGAAGAACAAGAAAGAAAGCTCAAATCATTTTGCGAGATAAACGACTGGAGTGTATCAGACGTATTTATCGACGCTGGTTTCTCTGGTGCCAAACGTGAACGACCAGAATTACAACGAATGATGAACGATATTAAACGGTTTGATTTAGTTTTAGTGTACAAGTTAGATAGGCTTACACGTAACGTACGTGATCTACTTGATTTATTAGAGATATTCGAACAGAATAACGTAGCATTTAGAAGTGCTACTGAAGTTTACGATACATCTACAGCTATGGGTAGACTTTTTGTTACATTGGTTGGTGCTATGGCAGAGTGGGAACGTGAAACGATTAGAGAACGAGTAATGATGGGTAAACGTGCAGCAATTAAGCAAGGCATGATACTCACACCACCGCCTTTTTATTATGATCGTGTAGATAATACTTACATTCCTAATGATTATAAAAAAGTAGTTTTGTGGGCATATGATGAAGTTTTGAAAGGTGTCAGTTCAAAAGCTATAGCTAGAAAATTAAACGATTCAGATATACCACCTCCTAATGGTAAAAAGTGGGAAGATAGAACAATAACGAGAGCACTAAGAAGCCCTATAACAAGAGGTCATTATACTTGGGGAGATGTATTTATAGAAAACTCTCACGAGCCTATTATTACCGAAGAAATGTATCAACAAATAAAAGAAAGGCTAGAAGAAAGGATTAACACTAAAATAGTAAGTCATGTATCAGTGTTCAGAGGTAAATTTATTTGCCCAAGATGTGGTGGTACATTAACAATGAACACAGCAACTAGAAAGAGAAAGAAAGGGTATGTTACTTATAAAACGTATTATTGCAACACATGCAAAGGTAAAAAGGAAAGTTTCGGTTTTGCAGAAAATGAAGCATTAAGAGTTTTTCGTGATTACCTATCTAAACTAGACTTAGACAAATACGAAGTAAAGACAAAACAAAAAGATGATGTTGTTACTATTGATATAGATAAAGTCATGGAACAACGTAAAAGGTATCATAAATTATATGCTAAAGGGTTAATGCAGGAAGAAGAATTATTTGAATTAATCAAAGAAACAGACGAAACAATCGCAGAATATGAAAAACAAAAAGAATTAGTACCAAGAAAAACACTAGATGTAGATAAGATAAAAAAATTCAAAAATGTATTGTTGGAATCATGGAAGATATTCTCTTCGGAAGATAAAGCAGATTTCATTAAGATGGCTATCAAATCTATAGACATAGAGTATGTAAAGTTTAAAAACAGGCATTCTATCAAAATAAATGATATAGAATTTTATTAACATATGTACGGAAGTATAGACACTCGATTAATATTTAATGTGTATACTTCCGTATTTTTATTTATAGAACCCGTCGAATTTGATGGATTTAGATTATCCGTGTCGAAATCGAGGCGGTTAAAATAAAAAAGACCGCACCTTTTAAGGTACGGTTTGAACGATTTACTCATTTAAAACACAAATAATAAAACTAAAATTATCATAAACTTTGGTACTAAAGATGCCTTATTGGCTTATTATAACATAAAAAAAAGAGGGCTACCCGTAGGCAACCCTCAATAAAGGTATAGAGATGATTTTATATTATTACTTACAAGGTAAAAACCCTTGCGTTTGTATTATAACGCATTTCATTAACTGATATTACCCCAAAGGTCGCCTACACCATGATTAGGAGGCACTACACCATTCCATGTACGGATTGGTAAAAAGTATCGCTGTCCTTGCCAGTCATAACCTATCCACACATGACCATCTTGCAACATTACCTCATCATAATCACAATATCCACCTGGTTGGAAGTTATATGCGTGTGGGCAACTTCTGAATGGCCCTACTGTTCTAACCATGATCGGTTGACTACCGTTTGTAAATCTTGCTTTCTCGCTCATATACCACGAACCATAACTGTTACGTTTCCATGCACCCGCTACAGTGGATTTAGTGTTACTAGAAGCTTTTGTCCCTTTAACTACTGTCGCAGTTGGTATATATCCTTTCATATACGCTCTGATTTGCTTAATAAAGTAATCTTTAAGCTTAACTTGTTTGTCCTTAGGCAATAAGCCTTGAGTGACTGGATTGAACCCTGTATGAAGCTCTGAGCTTCTGTGAGGACAGGATGTCGATGTAAATTCGTTGTGCAATCTGATTGTATTTCGATTAGCAGATAATCCCCACTTTTTCAATAACCTTGCACACTCTTGAAACGTTGCTTGTTCATTTTTTAAGAATGTTTTATCATCAGCGCCGATCGATTGGCAAACCTCAATACCATAATAATTCTTGTTGCCATATTGATTGGCAGTATGCCAACCGACTTGTGACTCATCTAACGCTTGCCAAACAGTATTTCCAGAGACATAACTATGAGCAATGCCCGCTTCTAAGCGTGATAAAGGCGCATTAACTAAGCCGTTCCTGTAAGCTTGCGCAGTTGCACCTCTGCTCCCTGCGTCATTGTGTATGACAATACCCTTTGGTTTATAACCACGTTTAGGCAAGTTATAACCTTTTACTACGTCTTTGATGATATTTAATTTAACCGGTTTTGCTTTCTTTTTTGGTGCTGCTTTTTTTGTACTTTTCGTAGGAGATTGTGTTGAACGTGTTGCTGTTGCCGTCTTGAATTTAGGACGGATGAACCACATAGGGAAGTCGTAATTGTGTACTATACGTTGGGCGACTTCAGTTTTCGCTAGCCCGCCGCCATACCAATTTTGGTCCAAGCTAGTAAACTTCGTGTAGTTACCATCTTGGTTTCCATTTACAACAATAGCTACATGACCATATCCACCACCATAATTACGATTAAAGACAACAACATCGCCTTCTTGAGCTTTAAAACTAGGTGTATTGTTGTATACAGTTGCTTCGCCTTTAAAGTTATTCACGTTAGGAATATCGGCAGCACCTGCACCTTTTAGCCCATGACCGAATAACTTGTACCAGTACATATTGCAAAGATCAAAACATTGCCCGTTATATTATATTTAACGCCTTTCCCTGTATCGATTTCTCAATACGCTTGTATAACGCTAAATAGCTTCTATTAAAAGAAGCCTTATGCTTTCACATAAGACTAGACTATATCATTTACTATGTTGTTATAATTTGAATCCTTTATTTTTTCCCAATATATTTTCTCACCATTTGGTGCTTTATTGTATTTTCGTTTTCCATTACAAACCATACCAATCGAAGAAGCACTAATGTTAACTTCTCTTGAAGCATCAGCAATAGAGTCATAAACTTGTCCGGTATTTATACAACGAATCTTTATATTTCTATCTCTATTTATATATGCATTGTGTCTTCTAGCAACGTTAGTGACATGTTTTACTGAAACATTATATTTTTTTGAAATAGAATGACTAGACTTACCGTTTTTATAATCCTCTAATATTTTTAATTCATTATTATTAAAACGTCTTTGGTTTATCTTTTGTAATATACTCTTTTCTTTATCTTTTGATATGTTAGGCAAAGAACTATTGTTAATTGAGTTTAGTAAAAAGTTAAAATAACTTTTCCTACCATCGATTTCGATTAATTTAATATTTTGTTCATTGCAATACTTTCTTTTGAAATTATCAGAATCCAAAGTTTTTTTGTGAGAATCTCGCCATACCGATTCTGCACTTACATTGTAATGTTGCCCTCCATGGACTTCTACTGCTATATTTTTATCAGGTAAGAAAAAGTCGATATACCTTCTATTTTCCCCTAATTTAAATTGATGAATATACCTTATATTTAAAGACTCAAAATATGCCATCATAAATTTCTCTGGGTAACTTAAATATGGACCACAATAAGGACACGAGACTCCATAATTATAAAGATTTCTAGCTATCATTAATTTTTCTCTTTTACAGTTTGGGCAAACACACAAAATTTTTCCATCTCCACCAATACTGAAATTTTTAGCATCCTCTGGATTTTTAATTAAAGGGAGTAAATGTTTTTCGTTGTATAACCAGTTACCTTCCCACACCTTCATTCCAGCCGCATAAGGACTGCCATAACCATAATTAATATTATATTGAGTTTGCACAAACTCTTTTCCTGTTGCATTACATTTAACAACATAAGCTAAAATATTATTTTTTCTTGCATCTTTTCTTTTTATTTGCTTAAGAATCGTAACGTTGTTTATTTTTTGACCAACCTTATATTTGTGTTCTTTTGAATGTTCTCCAATTAATACTCCTATTTTCCCCTTCATTAAATTAGAGTTGTACATTTCGATACTTTTATTGTTATATGATACTAAAAGCTTAACGCCTCCATTAGTTCTTTCTTTAAAACTGACTATAATAACACCAGTAACGTCATTATATTTAAACCTCACTCTCTCTCTATCACAGTTTATCCAATCTACGACTTTTTTATTCCCTCGCATTTTACATGGTAAGTCCGATACATTGATTACATTATCCATATCTTCACCTCGAACTTATTATATCACAATTCCTTTTAACAACATAGTAATCTTGCGCTGTCCGTCAATTGACGATACTTAGTCGTTGAACGTTCCTACACTGTTACCATGTAGGCTTCGCTGCTGATTGCCCTCGCCTTTACGTTAGGGGTTCCCAGCAATTCACAAGATTTTACATGAGCTATGCAATAGTTAACCCATAAGATCCATCAAAATCCCAGCCTTTACCTTCTAATGACTTAATGTATGCAATTGCTTCTTTTTTAGTTAGTTTCGCTGTCATCTTTATCCCCCACTTTCAGCATGTCGTCATCATGTAATTTACTCGCACCACGTGGTAAATCTTCATCATCTTCATACTCTGCAACATCGAAATCAACTTCATCAGTATCATCTGTGAAATCTTCTGATGTATCGTATTCTTTAGGTGTGAGTGCGTTGGGTACGACTACTTTTTTATCATTTGTTTTAAATTCTACTGGATGCATATCTTGGTTACGTGGTTTAGACAACTCTAAATCAATGCCAGCATCGGATAAGCCTTTTGTGTTAGGGTTTGTAACAACACCTAGAGCTACAAGTATTGTAATAATACTCCCCAGAATACTACTGATTGTTTCAAGTTGACTTGATATGTCTATACCAAATGCTTCGGTTACTTGTTTAGCAAATAATAATACAGCACCAACTAAAGCTGTGAGTGTTGTTCCGTTTTTTAAACGTGTAGTCCAATTAACTTTCAAAGGTTACATCTCCTTTATAGTAAAATAAAAGAGCCTAGGATTTATGTCCCAGACTCTAATATATTAATTTAAATGTTTACGTGCTTCTTTAGGAATGTCATCTTTTTTAACTTCTTCATAACTTTTAACTGTATCTAATTTTTGTTTAATTTTTAAATAGTGATTGAGTTTTAGTCTTTTCATTCCTACATATTTGATTTTTTTACTGTTACCTTTTTTATCATAACCTATTGTTTCGTATTCATGAGTTTGATCTGCCTCTTCTTTAGGCTTTTCTTTTACTGGTTTAGTAGTTTTTACATAATATTCTTTTGTCGGCTCAAGAGGGTTCTTCATATTCAAATCTTTTACATTTTCATTATTTGGATGATGATCACCGTAAATTCTCAATCCGAAAAGTAATCCCATTACTAATAATATAATGACTATTATAGGAATTAATAAAATTTTCAAATCTCTCATTAGTGAACTCTCCTTCAATTTAATTACAGTTTAATTGTAGAAGATTCTAATGAAAATTGCTTTTATCTATTCTTACAAAATGACATCTTAAACTTACAAAGTTGAAAGATTTTAAAATTATATATGCCTTACTATGATTTTTTCTTTAAATACCACTTTAATTAATCACATTTTTTAAAAAGTCGAACAATGGGTGGATAAGCCAAGCCACACCACCTCCACCAACAAATATACCGGTAGCTTTTAAAATAAACTCTTTATTTTCTTTACCTTTCTCTTTTGCTTCTTGTTCTTCTTGACTTAAATGTTTCCTAAACATTTGAGCATCTTTTTCGACAATAGACAATCGTTGGCCTTGTTCTATAATTTGTTGGTTTGTTTTTTTCTGTTCAATACTCATCTCTTTAGTTGCCTCGACCATTTGATTAAGTGTAGGTTTAAATTCTGCTAATAACACACTTAAATTGTTATAATTGTTTGTATGTTTTTCATCGACTTCTCTTATCCTTTTATGAATAGCGTCCCTATCGTCATAATAACTTTGGGGTAATTCATTGTTTGGCATAATGCAACACTCCAAAGTAAGCATAACCACCACACGTTAAAGTAGTTAAAAAATAAATAAGAGGTGACATCCAATTTAAAGAATCACTAATACCAGCTAACGTAATTACAAAGAAAAACACAGAACAAATAATCCCTCCTAAAATAAGAGTAATACTATAAACTTTGTTAATATTTCTATAAGGTAAAGCCATAGCTGCAATTGCTAAACATAATCCTCCTATAAAGAATGGAATCCCCCAAATACTTAAGGGGATTATTTTATTAATACTACTATACAATGGGCTTTTATCGACTTGAATTTCAGAAGCAAATATAAAAAAAGAACCTCGAGCCATAGCTATTGTTCCAATAAATAATAAAGAAATAACATTAATATATTCCATTTCAGTCATACGGTGTGTTTTCTTCATCTTTCTACCCACTTTCTATCATTAATTGCAGCGCAGATAGCATTAGCATAGTAATACATGTCTTTTGTCCAATTATGTGTATTTTCTCTATTCTTTTGACTAAAATCGTTTCGACTAAAAAATTCTTTTCTTTGCTGAGTTGATATTTCAATCTGTACACCCATTCCACAAGCGTTTTTGTTAGTTATATTATTAATTTCTTTACCAGCAATTCTTTCAGGAGCGGCTTCCACATTAAAACCTGAAACTTTTAAATTGTGACTAATAAGTGATATAAGTCTTTCATCCAATCCACCAATATAACTATTTGCTTGATTGCTTGAATAACCATGTATGGCTATCGTTACATTCATAAATTGATTCCAATATAGTAAATTGGGGTTATCATAATTTGTTGAAGTGACGTGTAGAGTCCTATTGTTTTTCGGTTTTAACCCTTTAAAAGTGAAGTAGTTTGCATTCGATAATTCTGCAACCAATAATGCTAATTCAGAAGTACCGCACTCTATACCACCTCCGTGTATAGCAGTTATAAGTGATTTACTATTTCTATCTTGCGTCTCAATCATCCAATCTTTTTCATTCCTCACAAGTTCAGTCATAGATTTATAAGTATCCATCACATTATTCACCTCCTTTATCTATCATTCTAATTTCTCCGTAAATATAAGCTTCACGACTTACTGACCACTGATCGCTCTGAGAAATATAAACTTTAACATCTCCATTAGGTTCAATTGTTAATTGAGCACCGCAAGCTTTAACAGGCACCGTTCTTAGGAGCGCAGTTTGCGTACTTGTAATTAATTCACTCGGTAACTTCGCTATAGCAGTTCCACTTTTGAAATTGTCAGCGTTAATTCTTAAAATCACTTCCTTGTAGTCTTGATGTTGAATGATTTTATAAGCGCAATTAAAACCATTTTGTCCTTCAGCTTTATAATGCCTATTTTTTATAGCTCCATTAATTAAATCATATTCGATCCAATCTGAAGATTCAGGTAACTTTTCTTGTATTTCAGTAATGATTTTACGATTTTCATCAATTGTGACGTATCCCTCTTGACTTAATATATTTTCAATATTCCTAACTTCGATTCTTAAATCTTTCAAATATTGACTTCCTTTTGTGTCAATTTCGTTGTCATATTCCTCATAAAGATTTTGAATTGTATTTTTAGCCGCGTTAAGAGATTCCTCGACGTCTTTTACACTTTTACTATGTTGTTGATTAAGTTTGTCCAATCCTTTTTTTGTTTCAATCTGAATCTTTGTAATTCCTTCATCACTTGCATTTTTCACTTTAACAACGTAATCTTCTAAATTATCTAATTGTTCTTGTATTTCAGTAGCTCGTGCATTAATTTGTTTTTTTAATTCATCAAACATACGGATATATTTAATTTTAGTTGCACCATTAATTTTATTTATTATTGCGTTACCCACTTCGAATTCAAATTCAGTTAAAACTGCAGTTGATGATTTATCACTATCTACCTGATTTCGATGGTTAATCGAAATATATATTTGACCTATAACAGTTGTATTCGTTGAAGCTTGTAAGAATTCAATAGGTATGGTTACTTCAATAACACCATTCAAAGGGTCAATAAAACGTACATTTTCTACTACTTGATTAGAACCGTTAGAGGATTCAAGATATATGTACGTTTCAGTGTTTTCTTCACTAATTAATAAAGGTTCGTTGTTTTTAGTCACATAAAACCTTAAAACAGCAGTTTTATCATCTAAATTATAAAAACCGATACCTTCATCAGATATCGGTTTTAAGTAAGGCTCGTTTTTAACTTCAATTTTACCAATCTTTTTTAATTCCATTATTCTTCCTCCCTATTTATAACGTTTCTTAAATCATCATCGTATATAGTATTAGGGTAAATTTGTGTGAACGTATCTTCTTTAAGATTACCGTATTCTCCAGATTTTAATATCTGAATAGAATTAGCAGAATGCGTAGGAGTGAACTTCGCAAATAATTTAATTTGTTTTATTGTTACAATGCCAGCACCTTTTTTCTTAACATCTAATACTGGCATTACTGTATCAGTACGTTTAGTACCTGGTTCAGTAATCGTTGACATTTGAACACCAGCAGCAGCATATATAGGGAAGGTAGTATTTCCTTTGTTGAGTTTATGTTCAATTGAAAATAGATTACGTTTTCTACTTTTACCAAACCCAAAGAATGGATGATAATTTTGAACAATATTAGGGCTAATCCCCACTGTAACATCTCTATCAACGTTTATAGTCACATATCCATAGAGCTCTACAAATCCATTTGCTAAAACTTTGAAACGCTGCTGACTCATCATTATACGTTGCCATTCATTTCTTTCTGCACGTAGGGTAATGACTTCAGATGTTTTATTGTTAAATCTATCATCATATACCATCACTTTAATGAAAGGATCTAATGATGTTTGACCATTTTGATAAGATTCAAATTGTGCCATTCTAAAAATTACATTACCTACCCAGCGTACTGAACGTCTCATTTCTTCGGGACTTTTCTTTTCACCGACACGTTTTTCATTTATTTCTGAAAGATATGACGTTGTTTTATTTCGGATTCCTACCCAATTACTAAAAGATGATAATGTACTGGAACCCCAAACAACGAGGTCTCCGTTACTTTTTAAATTGTTAATAAGATGAGTCATATTATTGTTTTTTTGATTGGCCCAACGCGGATAAAATAAACAGTAATCATTATTTACTGAAATAATATCATGCAAATCTAAGTGAGCAGTTAAATTATCTATACTTTGAACTAAGCTACGCATATTTTGTGATTCTTTTTCAGAAAAAGGACTTTTACCTTTGAAGTTAGATTTATCAGGATCTGTCCCTTTACCTGCCTTCCAGTTATAATCAAAATTTCTGTTTAAATCTACATTGTTCACATTCTCTCTTTCTTGATTTGCGAATCCCCACGGGTTAACCATAGGAACATAAATTAAACGTACATTTTTTCTTAAGTAAGTTAGTTGAGGATACTTTTCCCACTGATTGACCAATAGGTTGAGTATATGGCACATATCAAAAAATCCAGTAGTTTCATTACCGTGTATACATGAAGTAATAAGTAACGTTTTATTGTAATTTTGTGGTTCAAACGTAAATTTGTACACATTATATTTTCCTGATGTATCTTCTCCTATAACTTCTTTTGTAACGTATTGATTATCAACTAAAGGGTTTAAAAATGCTTCAATATGGGCTTCTGGTTCCCAATTATTTGGTGTCCCATTTTCTCCTAATCTATTTCCTGATATATATGGAGGATTCCAAATAAAGTCAACTGCACCATTAGAATGTATTTCTTTATCTAATTTTCTGTTGATTCCTAAAAAGTCATGAAGCAGTCTTTCTTGCAACAAAGGATGTACGGTACCATCTATTGATACTCTGGCTTGTTTTGTTTCAGCTATACCGTCTCCATTTGCTCCTAAAACAAGCCCATTAATATTACCGTTAAGATAATCCAAAAATGCAGAAACGTTTGTATTTCTATAATCAACCTGCATGGCTTGATGTGCATGATGCTTAGTTTCTGTGTGTGCGCGATGCTGATGATCTAATTCATTATAATAATTAAGTATTGTTCTAAAATTATTTATCATCTTGGTTCTAAATGTGTGTCCTATTTGAATAGGAAAGTCTAAAGTTAATAACATTTTATGAACCTCCTTTTATTCCTTCTCTAAATGAGATATTATCTTTTTAAGTTCTTCATTTTCTTTTTCCAAATTTTCTATTTTATCTAAGTAAACACCTAAACCGATGACTGCCTCTATGTGCGTGACTGGAAAATATTCTTCTCCATCTCTATCTTGCAGATATCTTATCGATACTTCTTTACTCATCAATCAATACACTTCCTACTGTTTCGTTATATTCCTCTAACACATTTAAAGAATAGTCACTAGTTTTGAATCCTTTTTTCATAAGATTATTAACCTTTCTTAACCTACGATTGAACTGTGATTGCATTTTTATAATATCTTTCTGTGCATTACTGAATTCCACTTCAATAGGCTGCGAAACAAGGGGGTGATATTCAGTAATTTTGACAACTTTTAAATCAGTATTAAATCCGATAGGTTTGTGAATAAATCGAATAGTATTATTTTCATGAATACTTTCTAATCCTAAATAATTCGTTGCTACTTCGATTGTTGGAATATCATCAAGTGTTTCTTTTAATTTCTTCTTTAACTCTGATTGACTTGTAATATTATCATCATATATTGTAGGGGCTTCTGATTTACCATATTGTTTATAATATGGAGACTTATATTCAGCATATACATGATAAATATCTTTACCTTTAAGAACTGCAGTTAGATTTAAAACACTACTTTTACTCGTACCAACATACATGACTGGATTAGACTTCTTATAATCAATACCAGTTTTTTTCGATTTAAAAACGCCTCTAAAAGAATGTTTACCTTTTGATAAACCTTTAGCTAAAATCACTTTTTGCGTCGAAGCATGAGCGCTATAACAATCAAAAGTCCCTTTCGACTTATCATCAATAAATACTTCGATAATTCCACCTTTAGGTCCTTTTTTTAGATTCCAAGTTAAGGTTTCATTCCCCCACTTACAATCAAATGTCTTATAAAACGAATCTCCTATATGTTCAGTAGACCAAGTCCCTTCTTTATTAAAATTTCCAGAGTATGAGAAATCTTTAGGTTTTATAGGTTTATAGTTTTTCGTTTCGGATTTTGACTTTTTCTTTCCATATCCTTGAATATAGGTGCGTAATTCAGTTGTGATTGTTTTAGCAGAAACCGAACTATTATTATATTTATAAACTAATATTTCATCTGATTTTTTATAAAAATTATCAGGTGTATAAATATGGAAAGTTTTATTATTAGCAAAAAATATATAGCCAAAATACTCAGCACCTTCAATAAGATGTTCTAAACCATTTTTATCTCCTAACTGTTCAATATATTTACTCTCATTAAATTTTCCATGTAACTTATAATCGAAATTAAGTTTATTATTTTTGAATGCAAAATCAAGGTACTCTTTAACTTTCATGGAAATTTTTGCTTCAGTCTCATCTTCATCATTCAGTGACTCATCATCTAAATCTTTAGGTACATAATGATTTTGAAATTCCATAGAAATATGCTTAGCCTCAATTTCATTAAGTATTACACCTTCTTCATACTTAAGCTCAGTCGATTTAATAACATATTTCTGGCCCTTCCAAATTAAATAATTTTCATTAATCAAACTATCGAATATATCGGCGTTAACATTAGTTTTATAAGCAGTGAGAGATATGGATCGCTCATTATTTTGTTCATATTCATATTTAAAGGAACCAAAATCAAAGTCATTAACAATTTCCGAAAATGTCCCTTCTCTATTCATAAATATTAGATTTTCCAATATTCTCACCTACCTATAGATGTAATTAAATATAAATTCTGTTTTAGGACTATTGGATATATTGTGACCTCTAATTAAAATTTCATTCCAACCCGGCGCTAAAGTAATAAAATCATAATTTGTGTCTTTACCAACTCTTTTATTATTAATATAAGGATGCACTCCTATAATCGAAACCGTATTACGCTTTTTAAGAGGTTTTTTATATTCAAATATATCATTTGTGGTTAGATTAACGATTTCAAATCCATAAGGTGCTGTAAGTGTGCAATTAATATTTAATTTGTGTCTTAATAAAGGGTTAATAGTATCTTTAGAACCGTTAAATATTTTAAAGTAACGAATATTGTGTTTATATTTAACTTCATCACTTCCTATAACACCTTGTTCAAATTGCCAACTTTCATCAGTCCAACTAAATTCAGAAGTATCTTTTAATGATTCTGCATATCCTTTGTAGACAGAATAAGTCACCTCAATAAGTCCAAATTGACTTGTTAAGTTTTCATTACTGACACCCTCTGGTATAACTGCATATTTTTTACCTGGCATATCTGAATGCCATACGAAATAAGGATCTCTCCTATTTATCAATTGACGTAACTTTTCTTTTGCTAATCTATATTCTTTATAATCCATGCCTTTATATGAAAATCTCAGTATCAAATTAAAAGGACCGAAATTCATCGGTCCTTGTAAAACGCCATCGCTACCATTAACTTCAATCTGATTGGACTTCCTATCTAAATCCTCTTCTTCAAATTCTAGAAACTTAAGATGAGGAATATCCGTTAGTGTTTCTTCGAAATGATCGTTAAATATTTTTACTTTTTTATTTTCCAATTTATAAACCTCCCTGGCTATAAGCAGCGAGTCTTAACCTTGAACCTTGTGCCTGACTTACATCGCGTTCTGAAAAACCTTTCGGTTGTTTTTCAATAGTTTTATTACTTCTTGCTATTTCCATTAACACGTTTATTTGTTTCTGTTGATTTTCTATCATTTGTAGTAGTAATTCTGCATTATCAACTGTATTACTAGTAACATTAGGTGTACGTAATTGGTTAGGTCGTTTATTTCTGTTATTTCCACTAATTTTACTTGCAGCAAGATGTAACAATTTCATCGCATCTGATTGGAAGTTAGACTCACGTTTGGCAACTCTCATCATTTGTTCGGTAATATAAGACGATTTATAACGTCCACCTAAAATAGATTGTGCTCTTTGAATTGCTCTACGTGCAGCAGCAGAACCACTACCACCAACGCCTCCACCAGCTTTAGCAGCTTGTTTAGCCCATGTGAGTGGGTTTATACTGTCTGGGTGGTTATTTAAATATCCTTTACCTTTATTGACTTGCCAGTGTAAGTGAGAACCAAATGAGTTACCTGTATCACCTACTAAACCAATAATTTGTCCTTGATGAACTCTATCTCCAGTTTTTACTTTACGTTTAGATTGGTGCATAAATATATGTGTATACTTATGTCCATCCCAAATTTGTGTTTCATTACCACCAGATGGTTGGTTAGGTGAGAACCATGATTGAATAACTTTACCATCTATTGGTGAAGGAATAGGAGTTCCTGTCGCTGCACCATAGTCAATACCAGCATGTCCGTTAGGAGTCCAACCACGTACCCATTGAAATTTACTGTTATTAGCGTATGGATTATATCCTCCACCGCCACTAAATTCTTCCTCAAACCAACCACTAATTAAGTTCTTAGCTGCTTCTTTTAATTTTCCGAACATGCCTTTCATTAAATCGTATGGTAGCGATGCGTTTTTGGCAATTCCGAACGCATCCATATTTACTCCAAATGCTTCAAGAACTTTATTAAGTAACTTGCCAGGTTTTCCAACCCAATCAGCTATATCTCCAATTTTATCTGATAGCCATTTAGTACCTTTTCCTACTGCGACTTTAATTTGAGATAGCTTCTCGCCACCCCACTCTTTAACTTGTTCGGTTTTATCGCCAATATTATCCATAGCGCTATGACTAAGTTTTTTAGCACCATTGAAGAATTTCCCAGCTTCATCACCCATAGCTTCAAGCATATTCTTTTTAGTTCCACTAGCAAATCTAGGAATTGTACCTGTACTAAATTGTCCTTGATTAAGCAAACTATGAGTTTGTGCGCCGTTTAAAATACGAGTACCTTTAGATAAAGGCATGGTTGTATCTTTACCTGGAGTGATAAATGGTTTGCCTTTTGGAGGTATGATTGTTTCGTGTCTGAAACCACTAGGTCCGTTACCACGACCTTTATCGCCTACTGTTGCGAATGTATCACGATTTAACTTACCATTAGTGACAAAACTTTGTGTATGAGTTGATTCCGTACCAGTATGAAGTTTAATGGGTGGAATTGGATCCATGTTCAATTTTTTACCAACCCAGTTAACACCTTTGATTAATCCATTAAGGCCTTTTTTAACGCCTTTAACCATTCCGCCAAAAAGATTCCCAATTTTACCGGTAACTGTTTTGATACCGTCTCTCATTTTATTCATGGTGCCCATAACTTTCGATTTCATGTTATTTACAATAGATACAGTAGTACTTTTAATTCCATTCCATTTCTTACTCATGAAGCCACCTACAGCATTCATGGTGTTATGAGTACCTTTTTTAAGTGATCCCCAAGCACCTTTGACGCCTGACCATAGAGCTTTCGCTTTATTAACAGTACCTTTTTTAATACTGTTCCATTTAGAACTCATGAAACTGCCAACTGCTTTAAATATGCCAATTGTACCTTTTTTGAGTGCATTCCATGTATTTTTAACTCCAGACCATAATGCTTTTGCTTTATTCACTACTGATTTTTTTATAGCCGTCCAGATTTTAACTGTGACATTCTTTACAGCATTAAATATTACAACAATACCTTTTTTTAATGCGTTAAATACAGATAGAACGCCTTTGCGCAAAGCTCGAATAATTCCTAATACACCATTTTTTAATGCAGTCCACACTTTAATAGAGAAACTCTTAATAGCATTAAATATCGTAACTACTATGCGCTTAATAAGATTGATATTAAATCTTACTTGCGCAACATACGCTTTAATAATTGCTATAACACCGTTCTTTAAGGCGTTCCAGATTTTAATAGCAGCATTTTTCATGCCATTCCATAAAGCTGATAAGACATTTTTTAATGCTTGAATAGGATGTTGAACAGCAAATTTAATAGCGTTCCATATTATTACAGCACTTTTTTTAATCACGTTCCAAATGGCAATTGTAGAGTTTTTAATTGCGTTCCAAATATTAATAATATAAGGTTTGATAAAACCAAATATAGCTATTGCAGCATTTTTTATTGAATTCCAAATGCCGATAACTGCATTTCTAAACGAGCTATTTGTTTTCCATAAATGAATAAGCCCTGCTACTAATAATCCGATGGCTGTAATAACTATACCGACTGGTCCAGTCATAAATCTTATTGCTAATCCCAAGCCTTTAGTTGCTAAAGTTGCACCTTTAGTAACTGTAGTCCAAGCTGTTGTTGCAGCTGCAGCAATTTTAGTTTTCATAGCCTGTATTGTCTGAGAAGTGGTTAATGCAGCCACCGCATATCTATAACCATTTGCGATACCACGAGCAGTGGCAGTAACGCCATTCCAAATACCAGTCGCTGCTGCACTGGTTTTAGATAAAAATGATAGTGTTCTCATACTCGTCATTAAAGAGCCTAATACTGTTATAGCAGTGCCAATTGTTGATGCCATAACGCCAAAGACCATTAGTAGTGGACCAATAGCTGCGGCGAGTAATCCTACAACTGCAATCGTTTTTTGAACGCCAGTAGGTAAATTAGAAAACTTATTCGCTAATGATGTGATCCATTTAGCAGCTTTATATAACATTGGGGCTAATGCATCACCTAATGAAATCGCTAAACTTTCAATTGCCGATTTCATTTTACGCATTGCGCCACCAATACCGCCTTCCATTTCTTTAGCCATTCTTTTTGAGGCACCTTTAGAGCCGTCTATGGATTTAGTTAGCTTTTTATAATCTTCGTCTGATGCATTGATAACTGCTAATGCACCACTCATGGCCTCTTTACCAAATATTGTACTAGCTGCGGCTGCTTGTTGGTCTTTAGATAGACCGCCCATTTTACCTCTAAGTTGATCTAAAACATCTCTCATAGGTAACATTTCACCGTTGCTATCAGTAATAGATATTCCTAGTTTATCCATTTCGTCTTTCATTGCTTTTGTTGGTTTAGATAGGTTGGTAAACATTGTTCTTAATGCTGTGCCGGCTTTTTCACCTTTTATCCCAGCATTAGACATCAAACCAATAGCTATTGATGTATCTTCTACCGTGTAACCTAACGCACCAGCAACTGGAGCAGCATATTTAAACGCATCACCTAAACCACGTACATCAGTATTAGCTTTTGAACTCGTTTGAGCCAAAACATCAGCAAAGTGGGTACTATCTTTAGCTTTCATACCAAATGCAGTTAGGTTATCAGTTACAATATCAGATACGCTTGCTAAATCTTCACCAGATGCAGCAGCTAAATCCATTACACCACCAACACCTTTTAGCATATCTTTGGTGTCCCAACCAGCAAGCGCCATGTAGTTCATTGCTTCAGCAGATTCAGAGGCCGTGAATTTAGTATCTCGGCCCATTTGAAGTGCTTTTGTTCTAAGTTGGTTAAACTCATCGCCAGTAGCACCAGATGTGGCTTTTACTTTGCGCATAGTATCATCGAAGTCTATACTTTTCTTCATCGCAGCACCAAAACCTGCCACAATTGGTGCGGTAACGTGTAAACTCATGTTACGCCCAACCGACTTCATTGAGTCACCAATAGATTTTATCTTAGGTCCTATTTCAGAAAATGTTTGCCCAAGTCTACCGACAGACGATTTACTTACTGCAATCATTTCTCTATATTTATCTCGCGTTTGGTCGAGTTCGTTTTGTAAATAATTAAGATTGTCAGCTTGTCGACTATATTCCTGCCTTAATTGAGCAGCTTTTTTGCTATTCACACCAGATGCTCTTGCTGCTTCTTGGTATTTTGCTTTCAACGCTGCAACGTTAGCTTTAGATTCTTTGACTGCTTGCGATAATTCTCTAGTTCTTAACTTATATGAATTTAAACTTTTTTCGGAATACTTAAAGTTGTTGTTAGATAGTTTTAAGTCAGCGTTTAATCCTTTGAAACTACGTTTTATTTCCGAAATACTACGTTGAACGCCCATATCTTTCATAGATAGGTCAATCTGCACCCCTTTTATTCTTTCTGGCATCACTCCACCTCCTTACTTATAAAATGTATTACATGAACGCGTCGATCATACTGTTTGTTTTCTTGACGTTTTTCTTATTACTTTCGTCAACTAACTCCATGAAAAAAGCAAAAGGCATATCTAAAATATCGTTAATATCCTTACCGCCTTCTTCCATCATTTTCAACATTAACTTCTTCATATTTTCCTTATGTTCTTTATAATTGATAGGTTTTAAATCATTTTGGCTAGTTGCTTTTTTCTTTCTTCATCCATTTGACCTTGTGCAATAAATTGAATTTGTTGTTGTAACTCTTCTACTGCATCTGGTGCATGTAATCTGTCTAGTAAATCATCTTTTGTAAATTGATTGTTATAAATATCAACTACCATATCTAACATTTGATCGATGTTTTCTTTCACAGAAGTACTTTCATCTGATTCACCATCCATTAAATCAGATGCATCATAGATTTTACGGAATGGAATTTGTGTAGGTGTAATATAAGTGTCGAATTTTGCGTTACCTTCTGAATCTGTTACTGCGTTACCCTTTTTATCAATTTGAGTTAATTTAATAAAATTACGTTTAGCCATTTATAATTGCTCCTTTGTTTTTGAATTGTAAATAAAAAGAGGGCATTTGAGCCCTCGTGTTGGTTATTCTTCTAATTCTTTGATTAACGCTTTTCCACGTCTGTTGTTGCTTGTAGAAAGCTCTGAAATACGCTCATCAGAGATTTTTTTGTTCGCTGGTTTAGGATAAGTATCTCCAGTATCGTAAACTTTCTTCTTATCCTCTAAATCAATGAATTTGTGTAAAACTTCATACTTATTTTTAGCCATAATCAAACCTCCTGTATGTTATGCGCCTAGTTCTGATTCTGTTCCACTAGATTCTTTTGGATCACTGCTTGGTGCAGATTCGCCAAAAACAGCCTCCCAAATAGCGTCTTTCATAACAGATGTACCTTTAGCATCGTGACCTAATAACATTGCTTTTTCTTCTTCGAAGCCTTTAACTTTAGCTTGCATGAATTCAGCAGTAGTAGAGTCAGAACTGAATTCTACGCCATCTTCTTTTGTATTACCTTCTAATTCAGGGAATGTGAATAATCCTTTAGGTAATCCCACATACTCGCGTGAACCATCTTCCATAGTTTTCGCAAACATAACAGCTACATATGGTGGTGTATCGTTACCAACTGACACGATGCCGTCCTCTGATTTTTCTAATCCGAACAATGCAACTCTGTCCTCTAATGGTAACTTATGGAAACCAGCTTCTACTTCGATTGTTCCGTTAGCAACTGCCATTTCTGCTACTTGGTTATCACCATATGCTTTTTCGATGTCTTGATCTTTGGATACTGAAATTTCTTGTAAATATTTAATGCGTTCTGGATCAGCAACTTTTTGAACGCCACCTTCACCATGCACTTTATAATAAAATTCTGTTAACCCTGTAAATGAACGATAGTTTTTCTCTGCCATATTAAAACACTCCTAAATTTTAAAATATTGTTTACCTTCAAACCTTTTAGTTTGTCGGTAGATACTAAATTCTTTGATATATTCGGGTTTTATTGATGATGTCTCTCCAAAACCTAATACTTCCCACATCATTCGTTGTATTAAAAAAACGAGTCTATCTGATAAGACTCGTCCGTTTACTCCTTGTTTTTGTTTTACAAATACATCTATTTGATAAAAATATTCGTAAGTGAGATTATCATTATCACCAAAATCAGTAGGTGTAGGTGTATCTAATGGATCTATGACAATCACTACATCTTTAATTTCTTGTGCGTTTGGATAATCAAAGAATTTAATATTGTTCTTTTGAACATGATTCATAATTTCTTTGTTATCTATAATCGCTTCGTATATTTTCATTGTGATGTCATCCAATAAATTACACCCTCTTTCTCATTTCTTCTTTTACTGTTCTGAAATACGTTTCTCTGCCTTCACGCATAGCGTTTTCAATAACACCTTTACCAGCTGTATTAACCCACTTTCCAGAACGATCAAAGTGACCATATTCATTTAGGTGGATAATACGATAACGTTGTTTAGGACCTCGCCAATGAATTTTAACGGTCCTTACTCCTTTTATCGTCATCGGCTTTGAAAGTGTAGTTTCTTCTACTGATTCTCCAGTATCTTCAAAACTTTTCATATTACCTTTGATAATACTTACAACTTTATTGCCAGCTTTAGTTAGTGCAAAGTCAGTTATGCGTTTCATAGCAGATTTACCGTATTTCGTTTCTAAATAGGCGATTATTTCTTTATCACCTTTCAATGTCATAGTCATTCTTCTTCACCCACCACTTTGACATAGTTAGGCGACTTAGCAGGTGCTACATTTTTGATATTAAAAAACAACCCTGCATACATACCATTTTTTATCTCAAATACGTGTTTTGAGCTTGGTATAAATTGAGGTTGTGCATCTCTAATATTTAATGTAACTGACCTTTTACTAAGTTCTAAATTACCTAACTGTACATCTTTTTGTGTTGGTTCGTACATTCCAGCGAAACAACTGTATATTTCTTTTTGTTCATTCATTCCTGCTTCTGGACCATCATTCACAACTTCATAAAAAGTAACTCTGTAATCTAATTGGTTAAGGTTCATCGACTATCACCTCAATGTTATCCTTACGCCATTTAATCAAGCTACTTCTTAATGTCTGAACGAGCTTTACAGAAGATGCAGGTACTTCGAAAGTTTGTTCGTTGGAAGTAGTTGAACGGTTATCGTAGTGATGTGCTACAACATTCAATACTGCAAGGTTAAACAATCCGTTATTTTCATAAAAAGGTTGATCTTCTTCCCTTAAAGATACAGCTGTTTTAATTTCGTTAATCGCACCTGGTAAATACACTTCCATAATTAAGTCATCATCGAAATCATGGTCGACGCGTATCGCTTGTTTAATAGATTCAACGTTATCTATTTCGAACATTGAAATCACCTACTTTGCTTATGCTCCTAAATCTCCGCTAGGTGCTGCTTCATCTTCAAATGTTACAAAGAAACCAGCATTTTTATCAGCTTGTTTAACATCGAAACGGAAAGCACCCATCAAGTATTTACCGTATATTTCATTTTCAATCCATTGAACAGAAACGTCTGTACGGTCTGCAAATAACACACCACGTTTTACATCACCAATAAATGCTAGTGCATCTCCATTTTTACCTAACAAGTCATCACGCACAACTGTTACATTCATACCTAACACAGTATTACCTGCAGTGTTGATAATACTGTCTTGTAGTAAATAACGACCGTTACCATCTTTTAATGTATCAAGTTTTTGATAGAAACTTTGTGTACAGATGATTTGGCGGTCATAACCAGGATCTAATTTAACGTTGATAATTTCTTTTAAGTCGTCAACATTAGAAACACTAGTAGGATTGAATGCTTTTAAAACTTCACCAATACGTTCATTTAAAGTGTTGATTTTTTGTTCGTTAATATTTTCAGAAACAATAGCAGTTAAGTTAGCAACTGAATCATCTAATGCTTCTTGTGAAATCGGAATAGATCCACGATAAGTGTCTACTTCCCAATTGATTGTTTCGAATTCCGGACGAGCTAACTCAGGGTTTTTCTCTAATTCAGCCACAGTGTTGAATTTAGCGTTAGCACGTTTTAAGATCGGGTATTTCCCACTTGCAGTTGATACTGAAGTTTTTTGTACCAATTCTGATAAGTCTTGGACTGTCTTAACTTCTTTTTCAGGAATATATTTAATATCCTCTGGGATAGTTACGCCAACGTCATCAGATTTAACATTGTCACGTTTAGCCCCTTTTGATTTCATGTACTGTTCAAATGCTAGAATTTCTTCGTTTGTCTCTGGATTTTGGTTTAATTTAGCCATAGAACGTTTCGCTCCTTCTTTTTTGTCTTTTTCTTTTTTTAATTCTTCTGTTGGTTCTTCTACTTTTTCAATAGTAGGTGTTTCTGGTGTTTCTTCAGGTTTGTCATCTGGTTTTGGTGCATCATCAGGTTTTTCTTCATCTGAAGTTCCTTCTGGTTCATCATCAGAAGGTTTGTTCTCTGATTCTTCTCCAGAATTACCATCTTTGTTATCTTCAACTTCTGCACCTTCATCTTTAGGTGGTTCATCTTGTTTAGGTGCTGACGCTTCAATTTCTTTTGAAAGCTGTTCGAGTTCTTCGTACTCTTTCTTTTGAGCATCAATATCAGCTTTTAAATTACGAGCAGTTTCGAGGTCGCCTTTTTCGACTGCTTCTTGCGCTTTAGAAATCAGATTAGCGATTTCTTTTTTGCGCTCATCTAAATTAGCCATGTATAAGCCTCCTTATTAAATTTGGGTATAAAAAATAGCCTTACGTTTCAAAACGTAGGCTTTCTAAATCTAAAGCTATTTTCATTTGTTCCAACTGTTTAAATTTCTTTAAATCTCTTGCACGTTGACCGACTTCAACCGATGTATCTTTGTAGGCTGGCACTGTAACAATACTAACCTCAATCAATTCATCGATTTTATTTATGGTTTGAACGTACTCATTATCTATGTTTTGCCACGTACGAGCCGTTGAGTCATTAGGTGGCAATGTGTAAAAGAAACTGCACTGATTAACGTTGCCTGCTTTAATATTCTCATAAATATCTCTTGCGTATGATGTATTAGGTAAGTGGCATTTAAAGTATAGCCCTTTTTCATCCACCTGTAACTCAAGCGTTCCTGCTTGTGTGCGTCCTATAACATAACTAAAATCATGATTGATTAGACATTTCACATCACTTACATCTACATCATTTAAAGCATTAGGCGCTACAATTTCTCTAAATCCACCCAAATCATCACTCATTGAATTAAAGATAATTGCGTACCCCTCAATAACCATATCTTGCTGTCCAGTGTCAACGTTACTATTCGTCATACTCATCACCTCCCTTAATGGAGTTCTTTTCGACTTCTTTGTCAATCTTCGATTTTTGGTAATTTTCTAAAGTGTTAAGTGGCGCTCTGTTAAGATCAACCAATGGTTGCTCGCCATGTTCAATAGGTTGATAGCCAAATACACTTCTAGCTTCGTCTGTTGAAATAATTCCTTTACTATGCAATTCAGTAATACGTTGTAATTGTAACTCTGGATCAATGTCAATGAGACGTGATGAGTCAAACTCTAATTCGTTACCAGAATCAATAAATTTAAATATTTTCGTTTCGAGTTCAGCAATCATCATTTTAAATATTGGATCTAATGTACTTTGCAAATACTCTAAGTTTGCTTGTGTGATAGATGTATTGACTGTTTCAATACCTAGTTTAGATACCGGCAAACCGAACGCTTTAGCAACTTGAGATGTGCTGAACTTATAACTATTTAAGAAGTTCAATACTTCGGTAGGAATTTGTAGTCTGTTAAATTCCATTGTGTCATCGATAGCAACTAAACCACCGTTGTTTTTTAATTGACTTTCTGAAAAGTTCTTTTTCAAATCTCTTAATTGTTCAGCATTGATTTGCCCTTTTCTATACTTCAATACTGATGTCGAAGTCCCACCATTATCGAAGAAGTTACGCAGGAAGCTCTTAGAGCCTTGAGAAATACCAATCTCATGTGCTAGTGCATACAACGGACTGTATCCTACATATCCATCTAATGTGATATATCTGAAATGTAATATATCATCGCTTGTTATCTTAACGGCATTACCTTCCACATCTTCACTTACGTTGTAAATAATTTCGCCGTCTTTTTCCTCAATTCCTACTAAGTCGTTATGTAAGAAGTGGAATCCAACAGGAAAATCATTTTTGCCACGCACAATTTCAACAAAAGATTGACCGTTAAGCAGCATATTCGCGATGATTATAAACTTAAAGTGCCAACCCGGTAAGTCCGAATACGGATTGTTATTAAATAGATCCAGTATTTGGTCCATCACTGTATTTGTTTCGTGACCTTTAACTTTCAACTTGGTACTTGCAATGTCTGCAGATATAATACGTGTAGCAGTAAATACATCACTGTTTCGTAACGCGTTTATACCAACATAGCTTGCATGTGTGCCATGTTCTTGCCAATACAATAATCGTTCTAAATCTCTGTTCATCTTTTCTTGTTTGCTTGTAAATCCTAAATCAAGTAATGGCATTAACTGTCACCCCCTTTCTGACTTATCGAGGTATTGTCATATGCTTGATTTAAAACGCCTGAGAGGCCTATGAGCAGCAAGCCACCAATAATATAAGCTAACGGCTTCCAAAGTATGAACAAGCCATAGAATAGACCTATTAAGCCCACAACGAATAATAGTATTACTACAAGTGCATATAAGAATTTTTTCATCATCACACCTCCTATAAGAATAATGGCATTAACGTTTCTGTGTCCCATTCATGTTCACAAGCCATTACATAAGCAAATATAGTCGCCATAAGTGGATCAATTTTTTCTCTATTCATTTTCTTTTCAATCATTAATGAATCGTTAGTATCTTTAGCCACTGCATTTTTGATTGCAATGTCTAGTAATGGATTTTTGTGATGTTTAATGTCACCATTAATTACTTTCAATCTGAAATCTAGTATTGGATTAGATAACGTTTGTGGACCTTGTCTGATTTCTACCAAATTATAAGGCCAATCTCTACGTTCAATCTCTGCAATAACGCCATGTATTGAGTAAGGATCATAACATAATGCTTGTACATCTAGTTTATATTTGTCGATATAATCTTCGATGTAATTCAAAACTTGGTCAGTATTGATAATTCCACTTTGTAAATCGGTAATCGTACAATAACCACTTTCTGCAAGTTGTCTATAATCGATGAAGTCTCTGTCAATCTTGCCATCTAATCCACCTTTGGTAGCAACGAAAGAATGGCTAGTTACATAATACTCTTGATTATCTTCATCAAGATGAACAAACGATACTGCGGTTAAGTCGTCAGCACGCGATAAGTCTAAACCGATATAAGTTTTAGAGCCATTTATATCAAAGTCTATTTCATTTTTCTTCCAATCATTGAAATCTAAATAAGATTCTGTGCTTGCTGCACGCCACATATTGAAATTCTTTATTAATATCCCATTTAATCCTGAACCACTATCAATTGCAGTTTTAACTTCTGGTTGAATATTCTTAGTTAACAATTGTGCCATTTCTGGCAACTCCATAAGTGGATTGGATTTAATCCAAGTTTTAACGTCATATACTTCTTTCTCATCATCTTGTTCAGCACAGAAAACAAAGTAGTTTTCATTTTTTGCTATGCCGTCAAGTATCTTATCAATATATAAATATTCTTCATACATCGGACCATTCAAATTAGTTCCAGCTGTTGAGATAATAATTAATATAGGGTTGTGCAGTAGCACTTGCCCACGTCTTAACGTTTCATAAATCTTTTTATCTTTAGCTTCATGATATTCATCGATGATTGCGTAGCTAAACTGATGACCTTCTAAATTTGCAGCTTCATTTGAAACGGCTTTAACTTTACTTCGATCATTAATATTCAATATTTCTTTTGCACTTGGCGTTATCTTAGTCATCGATTTAACCTTAGGAGAAACGCTTCTAATAGCTTTCAGTTGTGCCAATGTCATATCGTATGCTATACCAGCTTGGTCTCTTGAATTGGCGCTCAAACCAATCAACCGTTCATTCAACGGATCTTTACCCATCAATAAATCGTACAATGCCATTCCAGAGATCAATAATGTTTTACCATTTTTTCTGCTCATTGATATATAGGCTTTTGTAAATCTTTTGTACCCATGTCTGTCGTACCAACCATTTAAGCTACCAGCAATGAATTTTTGAAAACCGCCTAACGATAATTGTTTACCAGTTTTAGGATCTGGCAACATTTCAAGAAACTTAATAATGTGATTAGCTTTCTTTACATCAAAATGATAAGGGAGTTCCGAATCGTTCAAGTCATCTAAATGGCGTTGACAGGCTTTCACGTTTTTTTTACTAGCTATAATATCACCATTAATTACTTTTTTTGCATATTCTGTAACATAATCCCTAATCTTTGCCATTCATTAAGTCCTCAAATTCATCTTTCTTTTCTTTCTTGGTATCTGGCGACAATATTTTTAAACGTGACTCAACTGTCAATCCTAATTTAGGACAAATGGAGTTCATAGCATTTACGCTATCTCTTTGTACTGTGTAATAACTAGATAATTTCGTTCCTCTTTCGGTTTCGACGACCATACCCTCTTTTTCTAATTGGATCGTGGCGTTCTTGTAATTGCTATACGTTTGACAATAGGTGGCTAATAACCCCATATCTAAAGCTGCTATTGGTAGTTCTTGAATCAAAGGTAATATGCGATGCCATTCTTTTATTGCATCTTTATCAAGCCATTCAGGAGGGTTTTCATCTATCTCAGTGAGTTGCGCCATCGCTTTTTCTGCATTTTCTTTATTTTCTTGTTGTTCGACTGTTAAATTACCTTTTTGTTGAGATAATAATTTTCTTGGCGGCATTTTCGTCCTCCTTTCTAAGTCATTTAATGTAAAGTAAAAAGACTTAACGAATATTTAAGATTTCATTTAGAAATTTATTGAAAGTTAAGTGCGGCCCGTTTAATCGTTAAATAAATAAAGTATGGGGATTATCGAAGCCCCGCAAAAAAATAATTTAAAAAAATAAAACTCTAAAAAAATTATCCACCGTGAATTTTATTATGGCAGCTAAAACACACTGCCTCTAAATTATCCATATCCAGTCTTTTACCCCAGTCCTCTTTTAGCTCTACCTTATGGTGAACAATCAAATCTTTATCATTCACTATGCCTTTATTCAAACAGTGTTGACACAAGTAGTTATCACGTAATAATACTTGTTTACGCAACTTACGCCACTGTGTACTGTTGTAGAACGCTGTATACTCTCTATTGTGCCTATTGTGTCTAACCTCTTGGTTATACCTTTGTGTATTGGCTTTCCTATAGTCTTGTAGCTCGCTTTGACTATAAGTTCTATTTCCTAATCTAACTTTTGGAACTTTGAAATTACTCAAATTCATTTCAACTTCTTTCAATAAACTTTTGTTCTTTCATTTCTTAAAAAAGAAACTCAAATCAATTTAAGAATAAAAGAAAAGACAAAATGAAATAAGAAATTATAATCTCAAATCATTTTGTCTTTAACTTTAGAAATTGTTAAACAACAAATAATATTAACAACAAACAAACTTTAATTTTTATTTATTATTTAATGTTTCTATTAATCTCTTAAACTAATGAAACCTTTTGATATATAAATGAATGTTTATTGTTATGTATTTCACACACTAAAGTGATGACCTAAAAGTATGTGACCTTAAATAGTAACACCTTCAAACCCCACCTTAAATAAGTAGTGTCCTTTAATATGTGCGTCCTTATTCTGTGGGTAGTTAAGATAGGTGCATACAAAAAGACACGCTACAAAAGTAACGTGCCTCAAGAATATAGTGTTGGATCACATATCCACTGAACAACAGCTCCACATCTAAAGATGCTATCCAGTTTTCCTATGCGTATATTATATAATGTATTAGCGTTAAACTCATAATATAGTTCGATGCGTTCGATTGGTTCGATTAGTTCGATGTGTATCCTAATCGTAATATCCTTTCTGTGCATCCATATATACGTTTACTATTTCATTTAAACAACCATAGAATGTTGATTTACTTTTTATTTCCATTAAGTCCATAACAGTTTTAAGTTTCGTACCTAACTTAATCATCTGCAATATATGAAAATTCATCTCGTTAGTTATGTACTCCTCATACTTATCAATAAACTCAATCTTCTCTATGAGTTTTAAATTACGTCTCCACGCTTTATTTCTATTCATAACCTTCAAAAACACTTTATCGCCTGCTTGTCCTTTAGCCTTAGGCATAACAGATTCTATACCATATTGTGCAACTGATGTACTATCCACGTCATAAATTTGTGATGTTATAATGTTGGTCATCCACTTATAGTTATATATCATTTCTTTCACTTCTTCTCTTGTGTACAAGTGATTACCTCCGTTAGTTATTATATTCAGTTACGTCTATATCATCATTAACTAATTCATTCACAGATATTTCTAGTCTCTTAGCAGTTAGTAATGCAGTATTCACATTCAGACATTTTCTACTATTCTCCATATCTGACAAATATGATTGACTTATATCCATCTTATCTGCCATCTCTTGTTGAGTGAGTTTCATTCTTTTTCTAATATCTTTTAAATTCTCTCCGAATGTCATTACATTACCTCCATTACTTATTATTGATCAAAAGGTGTGCGTTCCACTTTGATAATTTCTATGGCTTGTTCTTCTGTAAAACCTTGTTGTCTTAAACTTGTTAATCTCTCGTGCTGATATTCAGATTTCATCTTAGCAACTTCAAGTATTAAAGGTAACATTGATTTCAATTCATACATTTGATTTTGAATATTAATACCTTCTTTTTTACTACCGTCAAGATTAAATATATTATCCATTACATTACCTCCATTACTTAAACTGTTTCTTCGCTCTTTGTATTTCAAACTCCACATCTTCTATATCGCAATCTCTCACGTACTTAGTAAACAGATACACATTCGTATATCTTTGTGCATCTAATTCCTGACGTAACACTGTATTGTTACCTATTGCTATGAGTAGAAGTATGCCGAGTATAATGGTTAATGCTATCCACATCACTTATGTTCCCCCTTACTCTTTATACATATCCATACTAGATACATAACTGGAATAATCACTATCCACCAAGTCATTTAAATACCTCTTTCCTTAATTTATTTAAATGAGCGTGATCATTCTCGTCAAAGTCCTTAGGCACTTCCACCTCATCGTTTGCAGTCAACTTATAATACAACTCTCTACCAATCCATTTACCTAACTCATACATAGCGATAGTAAACCAAATCTTTAATATGCGTTTAATCATTCCGTTCACTCCTTACCTAGTATTCTTTTAATCTCTGATACTATATCTTTAGTATCCTGTTGATCCAAACCCTTGCTCTCCTCTTTCTGACTCACTGCTAAACTCCTCAACTTCTTTTAACTCTGGTGTCCAAATAGGTACGATAACGATTTGTGCGAGTTTGTCGCCTTTGTTTATTTTGTAAGTACCTGCATCAAGCGTTTTATCTGTATAATGTATTTCACCTTCAATATCTTGATACACATCTGAATCAATAACAAAATCTTGTCTGTCATTCTTAATGTTAATACCTAGATTGCCTTGATAGCCCGCATCAATCTTGCCTGTTTCAATCACTAAATGTGTCTTGCTACTTACACCACTTCTTGAAGTTAATAGCCCTACATACCCCTCTGGTATGTTTACAGCTACATCAGTTTTAATCACTAACTTCTCCTGTGGCTCAAGTATTACTGTTTCTGCTGAATAGATATCGTACCCAGCATCTAACCTATCTCTCTTTGGCATAGTCGCATTTTCTGATAACAATTTAATTTCTAATGTATTTGTCATTTATTGTTCCTCCTTAAAATCTTCTATTGTTTCTTTTATATTATCTATGAAATCGTCTATACTTTTTCTTATATCTTTACCACTGCAATTGTTAGGATCTTCCATAGTTTCATGTCGCAAATTTACTAATCTCACTAAAACCATACCAAACAGTTCATTTAAACTATCTATTTTACTTGCTGCCTTTGCATCTTTATTCACTTCTCTATGAAACCCAACATCTTCTAACAAATCTTCGTCGTTTATCTCTATCTTTAAATTTAATTTCAAAACATTACACTCCTATACTTTTAAACTAGATATTTAACTAATATATAAGTTCTCTCTTTATTGTTTAAGTTTTCAAAATGGTTAACAGTATATCCAACAACCTCAGTATTTTTATACTTTTTTATAATGTATTTCTAATTGATCTATTGCACTCATATTTGTTTATACATCATAGTCTTTAAACTCTTTAAATTTTCACATCACTACCACGCTCCAAATCGTTCATTTTAGTTTTTACAACTTTAAATGCAGTTGATAAGTTTTCAAAGTATTCAAATTGTTGTGGACTTTGTGCATAATATTTTCTATCACTAAAGGTCTCATTTCTGTCTAATACGTATTCCTTTAACTTATCCCACGCCTCTGCTTTCTTTTTCGTTTCTACCATATCATTGATGAGTTCATCTCGTTGCTTACGTAAACTGTCACGTTCTCTCTTAACTTTCTTCAACCTAGCGTCCATAACACTAGATACAAATTTAGCTTCTGCGTTCATCTATTTGTCCTCCAATAACTCTGGGTTTTCTTTAATTCTTTGTCTTATATAAGTTAATAGCCTCTTATCCTCAAAAATATTACCGATAACTTTTTTATTATCTCCAAAATGTAATTCAGAATAATCGAATCCACCATTGTATTTTTCTTCTAAATAAAATCCTGCATCAAACCATTTAACTACATAAATCTCATCATAAATATTCTTAACAATATCCCCTTCATAAATTTCAGTCCCGTTTTTGTCTTTTAAACCTGTTGATAGCATGAGTTCAAAGTTCTTCATATCACCATCGCTTACACCAATTGTTAGGCTAATATCAATTGATTCAACACCACTATTGCTTATACAAACTAATAAATCATCGTCGGTATATATCATATATTTAAATTCTTTATCCCACGCTCTAAATTTAGGTATCATCTCAAACACTCCCTATTCTTCCTTATATTTTCTTTCTCAACTTTCATCGTCACTCTGCTTCCTGCTACTTTAACCACAAAGCCTTTGACACCTAGCTGTCGTAATTCACGCTGTATTTCTGTAGGTGTCTTGCCTTGTGTGTTGTATTTGTATCTTTGGTTGAACGTGTTGGACAGTATCACGCGTTCAACCCCTCGTATTCGTCTGCCCACATATACATCAATCCGTCACTTACATGTTTGCGGTTACACTTCCTTGCGATGTTGCGTCTGTCTATGAACAATAATTTTTGAGCTTCTACTGTACTTGCGAATTCTTCAACAATCTGGTTGTTGTTATCAACAAGACATACTGGCTTAGATTTGCCTTTATTTCTGCGATACACTCTGTATTTTTGCAATGTAGATTGGAATAAGTTATCTGCCGTAAGATTGTTGTATCTACTGTCCTTAGGGTACGCATGTAATCCATTTCTCAAATTACCGATAAATGTTTCATAAACAATATCTGCTGAACGATACTTCTTATTCTTATAAATAACTGTGGAAATACCGTTACATCCATTCGCAAACTTGTATTTTCCATCAAGTCTTTTCATTCTTCCTAAGTTACTTACATATAGATCATACTTCTCGCTATACTTCCAAATTTCATCTTTTGCTACAACTCTTTCGTTAAGCACCTGTTTCTTATTCACTCTCGGCATTGTGTCGGTAAAGAAGCACTTCAACTTATCGTTATATGTGCCACGTTCTTTTTGGTACCACAGTGTGTTGAGTGGGATACCTGTAATGTTGTGCAGATGAGTTAAGTCTGTCTTGGTCACTGTGTGAGTAAATGGTTCGTACATGTAAATCACATTTAACCCTCCCACTTCTCAAATGCTCTATTCAAATCTCTAACACTCATGATCTAACCACCCTTTTAACAAAGATGTCCTTTTCCATAAGATGTTTACACCACTCACCACGAGGATGTACTTGAGGCACTTCAAATAAGTGAGGTTTCTTACGTCTTAGGTCTAACTCTTTTTGTCGCTCTAGTCTTACTAACCTCATTCTGTCCTCATGTTCTAATTGAGATAGTCGTTTTCTCTCTTTTGCTTCTGTATCTTGCTCGTTGTACTCTTCAAATAAAGCTTCTTCAGGACTGTAACCAGAATACTTAATACGTCTTACAATGAGCTTCCAGGGTGTGCCTGTGTATTCAGCTTCGTGTACATCTTCAACGGGTAATAAGTGTTTCTGTTTTTCAGTTTTTACAACGTAATATAATTTATTATTTTTAAATTCAATCGTTCTATTCTTTGCTAATTCCATTTACTCCACCTCTATTAATTCAACTAGTTCAAAATCTTCATTCATCAACTCTTTGTCAGGGTTGTTACTGATTAAATCTAAAATGCGTTCCTTTTCATCACTTGCAGTAATTTGATTGTTTACCCAAACTGGATACTTACATCTAACTTTCATTGTTGCTTCGACTGTAATTGTTTCTTCTCTGTTAACCATTCACTCATCACCTACCAATTCGCCATCTTTCCAGATGAGTGTCATTGTGTCTCCATCTTTTAACCAGAATTCTCTACTAAAGTCATCTTTTACTTGTTCAATAGAATCCCCGAACCATTGCGTTCCATTATTATCTTGAAATATCTCAAGCATTTCTGAGATTTTTGTACCTTCTGTAAGCTCTTCTTCAACTTCCACTGTGAAAGTTTCATCTTTGCCAATTGAATGCTCTACAGAAACTGTTTGTACCATGTCAAAATACACAGAACCTCCGTCAATATTGCTATAAAATGCTTTTTCTTTAACTCCATTCTTCCAAGCCCAATCAATCAATTCTAATAAGTTCATTTTCTTCTCAACTTTAACCTTTGCCATTCTTCATCTTCTCCTTTTTACGCTTTCTGCGTACCTTAATTAGTTCGTCATACGTTATCCACTCTTGTCCTGTATATTTAGGTGCTTCACATATCCATGTGAGTGGTACTTCTCTGTTTTGATATCTGAATATCTTCGCTTTCAACTTTGCTACTTCTGTTGGCATTCCTTTTACGTCTATCACTTCAAGCAGCTTGTTATCTTTCCATAATGCGAAGTCTGCGATATATTCTGTTTTGCGTTGGTTATCAAACTTAGGTATCAACTCATATCTAGGTTGTAATTCTATATGATCATATTCATTGCCCAAGTTACGTTCTAAATATTGGTAGAAGTCGCATTCAATTTTGCTATCGAACACGACACCTTTATATTCAACTTTTTTAGAATTGTATTTACTCACGTCGTCACTCCTACATATCAAATATCGTTGCTTGTAACCCTAGTTCTTCTTCGTATAGAAGTTCGTATACGCCCTTGAAACGTTTCAACTCACTATCAGTCATCTTTTTACTTTCTTCGCTAAAATGAGCGCCTGTGAGTGATTTAACTATGTTCAAATTAGATTCGCATTTTTCTACTTTTATTTCTTCTGTTCCGTCTGGTCTATAAAGGTAATACTTTTCGATAATTGCCATTTTTATCTCTCCACTTCGTTTCATTCATGATTAACTCTTTCACTTCTTCATAATCGTCAAAAGGTTTAATGGTACCGGCGTCAAGCAGCCTTTTAACTGCCCATCCAGACTCAATTAATATTTTGGCTATGATTGGATCTTTTTTATAATCCTCTCGATATATAAAGCCTAATAGTTTCTGATACTCATAAACCTTCATCCGTAAAACCTCTGCGTTTTCTTGTAAAAATCAAGATGTGCAACCCCTGTTTCTCCATCTTTGTTTTTAGAAATGATGAATTCAATTTCTGATTTACCTGTAATATTGTCTTGTTGATCTTGGTCGTAATAATCATCACGGTATAAGAAAAAAATCATATTTGCGTCTTGCTCAATTCCTCCTGCTTCTCTTAAATCAGACATCATCGGACGCTTATCACTACGACTTTCTACACCTCTACTTAATTGAGATAGCGCGATAATGATACAACCTGTTTCTTTAGCTATAATTTTTAAATCACGAGAAATCTTTTCAACTTCTAATCGTCTATCGCGTTGAGGTACATCTGATTGCATGAGTGTAAGGTAATCAATAAATATTACATGAGGTTTTTCTGTTTTTTGAGATGCGACTTCTCTAACGTCTTGTGGTGTCATTTGTGCTTGGTCCTCAATCTTTAAAGAATTACATTTTTTAATTTGATCTATAGCAGACATTACCGATGAAACTTCATCATCATTTAATCCGTTGCCTTGCTTAATTTTAGATAGTGGGATATTTGTTATCGTTGCAACTAATCGCTCAACGATATTATTACCTCCAGTTTCCAAACTAAAGAATGTTGTAGGATATCCACGCTGTGCAATGTTCCACATCATTGTTAATGCAAGAGATGTTTTACCTAACGAAGGTCGTGCACCTAATACATTCAACTGACCAGGTTCAAAGCCAATGATTTTGTTATCTATAGAAGCAATACCAGTTTTAATAAATTGTTTTGGTTCATCAGATAGAATATTTTCTACAACTTCAGCTAAAAAACTATCGGTAGCGTCTGATTTTTTTATTGTCATACCTTTTAATTTCTCTAATTCCTCTACCAAATAATTAAAATTTTCTTTACTTGGCATTGATTGATACTCTGTGAGCTTCTCACGAGCCTGTGACAAGACGTATTCTTGTAATAGATTCAATTGGTCGTCCATAAAAAACGCCTTGTCAGTGCCGTCTGAATTGTATAAACGACCTAATCGGTCAGTAGATATAAATTCATTATCATCACGACTTTTAAAGTAGATTTGATTTACATCGACTTTGCCTTGCTCTAACACATACTCAATGAACACTCTTAATTTCTCGTCAGTAAACATTTCAGGCTTTAATCTGAATTTACCTAGTAATTCTGGATTACGCATGAGGTTAGATATTATAGATTCTTCGGTACTCAATACATCAATACTCATCATCTAACCCCCAATCTTCTTTCATCTTTTGCCATTGTTTTCTTAATTGTTGCCTTTTCTCTCTAAATTCTTTATCGTGCTGCATTCTGTATTTATCAGTCTGTTCTTCCGGTATTACTGCGCTTTCCATTTCTGGTGGTTTGCGATCAATAATTTGTGAAATCGTAGGTTTGTAACGACTTTCTCTAACATATTTCTTTGTTTTGTGTAGTGTTCTATCGAAATCCCCATATTGTGTGAGTTGTTCTACCCAAAGGTTGTATTTAATTTCATTGAATTTCATATCGTAGACATTATTTATTAACTCTAAGATTTCAATTGCTTCTAGTTCAGTCATTGACATAATGTCTAACCTCCTAATAGTTCCTGTTTCTTCTTAGCTAGGTAATTATCTTCTT